GGACGCTCCGAACCTCAAGTCAGTAGGCGGAGACCTTTACATCAACTCCCAAGCCAAGCTGGACGCTCTCAAGTCAGTAGGCGGATACCTTTCCATCTACTCCCAAGCCAAGCTGGACGCTCTCAAGTCAGTAGGCGGAGACCTTTACATCAACTCCAAAATTTCCGAAAAATTGGAGAAGCAATTATGGGTTACTTGTTCAAAGAAAAAATGGCATATCACCGATCTCGCTTCCGAATGGTTGTTGTCTCAAAAAGGAGATTTCATTTATCGGATAAACAATGTGGAATTTTACAAAGACCTGTTCGATAAAGTACGCAAAGACCAACTGACCGCTTCCGAAGTGTTCCAACTCTCCAATACCGAACAACGCAGAGTTGCTTATGAAAGAATGGACAAGGCCAAAATGAAAGAACTGGTCGGGAAAGTCTTAGAGGAAAGAACCGATGACCAAGGGAACAAAGAAAGAGTAGTGGAGTTTAGCGTCAAAGGTTTAAACAACCCTCTCAAGTTTTTCAACTGTATTTGTCCTTCAACTGGCCGAGAATATTTTATCGAAACCGATGAGAAAACTTGTGTAAGAGCCAAAGCAAAAAGTTTCGGACAAGACCAATTAGATTTTGAGGAAGAATGGTAAATTTCAAACCCCGACTATGCAAACATTGTGGAAAACCAGCAATGAAAAATAGAGCTATCTGCTTTATTTGTCAAAAACAAAATCAGAAAGCGGAAAGGTTAGCAAAGGCGGCGAGGTTAGACCTTAAAAGACAGAAGTTGAAAGAGATGAAGCAAGACAAGAAAGAACTTTCTACGAAATACTTAGATGATTTGTGGCGGGATAAGACCAAAGAATACTACGGACGGCAGTGCGAGCATTGTGGAAAGCGGGAAGGTGTGCAGAGCCATCATATTATAGGCAGAAGTAACTTTGGGGTAAGATTTGACTACCGTAATTGTTGTGTCTTATGCCCTAGTTGCCATAAATTTGGCAGATACTTCTCGGCACACGGAACGCCTACCCTATTCACGCAGTTTATTATCAAGAAACGAGGAGAAGCGTGGCATAATGACTTAGTGGTACGATCACGGATACTAAAACCAGACAGGAAGCTCTTTTTAGAAGAATTGCGTTCGTTAAAGGCCGACAATAACAAAAGTTAAAATCGTTTTAACATTATGGTAGGACTTCTTAGTTTCTTAATTTCAGCGTTGATTGCGGCGGTCGTGATATATATTGTATATTTTTATTTACTCCTTTCGATGATACCTGGCACCCCTTTTAGGATAAGAATAATGTCTTATTTGGTAGTTGGACTTATCTTAATTGTTTTGGCATTAGTCTTCTCAATGATTTATACAATTCCGTTGAAATAAGAAGTTTGGGGCGTTGCTAAATGCAACCCTAAGCGGGCGGTGCCGACAAACATCGTTAGAGTACAAAGGCCAGTCTGCCCCCGTGCTGTTGGACTGGGCCCCTAAACACTTTGGCGGTTGCAAGGATTTATCTGGTAAAACAATGCGTAAAAGAGCCAGACTTTCCGCCAATTTCGGGGAGTGGCGTAAAAGTTAGACGCAACTGTGGGATTCAACTGTGGGATTGTTAAAAGAGAGGATGACTCTTTGTAAGCCCACGGTGGATGATGGTTAAGCGGCTGAAATTGGTTCAACTCCATCTTTAAGCGGTTATGCAACCATCTCTATTCAGGTGCAACTCCTGACTCCCCGACATAATTAACTAACTAAAAAACTATGGACACAGAAGAATTAAAAAACAGATGGGTAAAACTTTTAAGGCAAAAAGCAGTAGATTACGAACATAAAGCAAGAAAAAATGGTGAGATCATTTGCGAACCGAGCTTAGATGATATTTGCAATGAGATGGAAGCGTTTTTTGTGGGATTACAAAAATAATTAACTAACTAAAAAAACACTTATGGCAAACATCAAAATCAAAAAAGATGAAGAAAAACCGGAGAGTGTTGAGCTTTTGGCTCAAAGCATTGTCCAGGTGGCGGAGGGATTTCAAAAAGTTTTAAATTCCCCGTTGACCAAAAGAGCCTTGATCGTTCTCTTACAGGACGGGATAGGAACATCAAAAATAACAAAGAGCCAGATCGGGCTGGTCCTTGATGGACTGCCGAGATTAAAAGGCTGGTATTTAAAAAAATAATCTAACACTTATGATAAAAGTAGGAGATATATTAGAACAAAAAGGATGTAGCGGTGGTAGAAAGGTCTTGGCTATCGTAGATGACCTTTATGCTCTTTCTCAATTTAGAGGATTTAATATTTTTTGTATGTGGGTCACTAAAGCAGAAATAGAAACAGGCTATATTGTTCCTAAGGAAAAGTGGAGGCCGACAAAGTTTGAACAAAATTATTGGTTCATTGATTCTTGGGGAAAACCAGCAAATACTGTTTTCACCGCAGATAGCGATGAAGAAAGGGTAATGTTCGGCAACTGTTTCCAAACCAAAGCCGAAGCCGAACTCGCCAGAGATAAAATAAGAGAGGTGTTAAAGGGGGAATAAGGATATGGAAATATCTAAACAACAACTGAAAGAAAAGTATATTCCTAGAGAATATTACGATAGGATTTTTACGGAAAAACAAGCGTTAGAAAATAAGTTGTTTGAAATTGCTAAAGACCTTAGAGAGAGCAATAGGCAAACAGCAGGGGAGGCATTAAAGTTGATGGAAAAAATGGAAAAAATAATATCTTATATCGCAGAAACCACCGAGGCACATAAGACCAACGGATTCGGAATGCCTACTTGCTTAAAAGAAATTGAGAAAATTATCAACGAATAACCAATAAAAACCTATGGACATAAAAACTTTAAAAGAAAAATTAGAAGAATTGAGAATATCCAAGGGGAAAGCGACAAGGATTGCTGAATTTGTTGGAAAAGCTCCCAGAACAAACGGAGCGATACCGCAGGCGAGGAGAGATGGATATGACTGTGCCTTAGCGGAAGTAGATAACATCTTAAAAATGTTTGAGGAAAAATGAAAACAGAAAACTTAGGATATATAATTTTGGCTATTGTTTTAATCGCTTTATCTATCTGGTGGACTTTTGCTCAATGGAACGAATGTAAGAAGATGGAATTGAGTAATTTTTATTGTATCCAGCACATTTTTAAATAACCAACCCTTAACTTATTAAAGAAGATGAAAATACCAAAATATTGCAGAGAGTGCGGGAAAGAACTAAGGATAGGAAGCGTTGATTCCGATCAAGTAAATGTTTTCTATCCTGATGGAATGGGAGGGTGCAGGGCGAAGTTAGATACTTCTTTTAATGCAGAAACAGGGGAAGTCAACACTGCTGAAACACGAACCTGTCCTAATTGGAACGAAGGTTGGAAAAACTTGTTATTCGGACTAAGCCAGCACGATAAAATAGTTATTTACAAAGACGATATACATTATATTTAACCAACCTTAAAAGTTCTTTCCAAGTAGCGTTGAGGGGTGGCAGAAAAGATTATTGCAAACCCTGTTAAAAAACGAAAACAAAGATATACAAAGTTTAGGGGTCTTCAAAAAGCAAAGTGACTGCACGAGGTAACTACCTCCTCAATTCTTTGCCCCCTCAACAATGCTTGGAAGGAGATAAAATAAAGACTATGACAATTCAAGAAGCAATACAAAAAGCGGAAAATGGAGGGTTTGAAACCAGCTACAAAGAAAGTAATATCCATAGAGATTTGATGAACCCTAAATTCTGGCAGTGTCTTGGAGTAGCGATGGGGTGGGAAGGAACGAGAGGTGGATACGAAGATGCTTGCGAAGCTTGGTTATATGAATGGCACGAACTTATAAATTGGTTAGCTAGTAAAAAAACCATTGAAGATTATTTTAATAACCTAACCCCTCCACAAAAGGAGATAAAATAAAGATATGGAACCAATACAAAAATTAACAGACCAATTCTTACAATGAAGACAATACAATGGAAGGTTTATCTTTGAAGTTGCCTCCAGCTATTATAAGAAAATTTAACGAAATTATTGACCGTCTGAACTCTCTTATTGTAAAAGTTGAACCAGACCGTTGCCCTGAACCAGAAGAAGTCGAGCGTTGCCATAATGAGGCTTACGGTTGTAACTGCTTGGATTGCGTAGAAGCCAGAAAGAAAAAAAGAATAGAGGAACACGACTTGATAACTAGAGCAAGGATTGAAGGAAAAATAGATGGGCTAAAAATGATAAGTGATATTTTAGAAAGCACTAATCTTCTTTATAGAGAAAAACTTGAAATTAAATTAGCAGTGCTTCAAGAGAAAACTAATCTTAGAAAACAATTGAACTAACCCCCTCCCCAAAAGGAGAATAACTAATTAACTTTAAAAAAGATTATGCCATTTAGTGAAACTTTTGACGGCCAAACCTTCTTCGATCCAGAGGCCGAGAGGAAGGCCAGAGAGAAAGAAATTTGCATTTGTGCGGCAGTTGTTACAACAGAAGCAGAAGTCTATCCCTGCCATAGGCACGCTGACGGTATTATAGCGATCAAGAACGATGGGAAAGAAGTTTGTTCAGACCAGAAAGCTCAAGGATTTCTTACCTCTAAAAACCGTTTTATCAGCAGGGAAGAAGCCTATAAATTACAAATTGAAGCTGGTATAAAATCAGCTTCTCCTGACGGATATTATCCGCCGGAATTATTCAGTGAAGATTTATACTAATATGAAATTCGATATCATAAAAGTTACAGCTGAAATTCACGCTGACGGAGATGTGTACATTCTGGTAGGCAAAGAATACAAGCGTATAGGGAAGCTGGGAGAGAGCGACTTTGGAACGGTCCCAGACCCTTATTATCAGAAGATTAAAAAGTGGTTAAAACAATAACTAATTATGACCGATGAAGAATTAAAAAAGATAATAAAAGTTATTTGTACGGCTGACGGAGGATGTCCTACTTGTGCTTGTTCTTTAACTATAAAATTTATAAATGAATTTAGATTAAAAGAAGACAAAATAAATTTTATTATTAATGAAGTATTAAAAATTGAACCTGATTGGAAGGATTGGAAGGATTGGATTAAAGAGGAAATCATTATAACTAATTAATTTTAAAAAAATTATGGAGAAAGAAGAACTTATAAAAGTATTAGAAGATAGGATTGAAGAATTGAAAAATAATTATGAAAATCCTTTGGAAAGGGACTGGAAAAAAATAGACCTTCTCAAGGATATTTTATCAGCTTTAAAAGATTAACCTATGACCCAACCAAACCAAGAACAATTATTCAACAGCTTCTGCTTAGAGGGCAAGATAACAACAAAACACGCAGAGCAGATTAAAGAAGCATTGAATGTATTTAAAGAGAAGTGGGAAGGAACCGACAAGTTGAATGACGCTATTCTAAAAGATAACAAGTCGTTATCTGATGAAGTGGCAAGGCTAGAAGCGGAAGTTCAAGAATTGAAGAAAACCTTAAATAGTGGCCGGAAGATGTACCAGATAGGGAAGGAAGAAGCCAACCTTGGCTTTGTCCGCCAGTATTTCGGAGAGATAACCGATGACAGGACTTTTACCGCCAAAGAGATTTGGGGAATAATGAATATTTTTAATCCATTAGTTCCAAGGGTCAAAGAGATGCACGATCCTTGCGACAGGCTAATGGATAAAATGTGATGACATTGCAAATCCTTTAATTCGCTAATTATGGATACAGAGATATGATATATTGCGACATACCAGTAATTTACGAACAGAAACCTTGCGGGATAGAATCTGCTATAGGTTGTTTCGACCCGAACATAAACCGAATATCTGTGAAGATAGATTATCCTGATTTTATGAAAGAGATGATTCAAGCCCACGAGTGCGGTCATTATTATTCCCAAGGGATAAGCAAAGAAGATGTTGAGCAGCTGGAAGGACAGGGAGACGAACACTTGAACAGGGAGAAATTGGCTACTAGCTTTTATGCAATCCAAAAAACACCGCAGATAGTTTCTTTAAAGGAAAAGGAGTATTGGGGAAATAACAACCTTTTCAGGCAATATTTAATCAACTTAATCAAACAACTTATGTCTTGACAATCCACTCTCATCACTTTATAATTAAGTAAATAGTAATCTCATAATAAGTAAGTAAAACCAAACAAAATGAAAATTTTAAATATGACCGTGGCGGAACGCTTAGGAGTCCGCAATTTATTAAACGAAACTTACGCCAAGGGAGGCTTAGACCTCGGAATGCTTTTGGAAACCCAGAAGATTTTTGAGAAAATTTCCATTGAAACAGAATTTGGGAAAAATCCAACCAAAGTGGAGGGTAATACAGAAACATATTTTGCAATTGGCGGTGCAGAGGCTAAGGCGGTGAATTTAAGAATGACTATAACTAAGGTAGAAGATAAGATATATTCTCAAACTCAATGGGACGCTGCAAAGGACAAAGGAAAAGAAATATCTTTTGACGGCGATCAGGTTAAACTTTTAATTGATATAATCAAGAACAAATCCGACAAAAAGGAATTAAAACTTGAGGACGCTTATCTCGCCGATCTGAACCGCAAACTAAATGCGGAGGGTGCGGAGAGGAAAGATAGCTAAACAATAATTAAGTAAGTTTGTCAATTTTTAACAATGCCTTTCAAGAAGGGAGTAGCGACACCAGGTTCAGGAAGAAAAGGATATGCTTATGAACAAGAACAGATGGAAGAAATGAAATCTGTTTTAAACCGCACCATCAAGAAATGCGACAAGATACTGGAAGGCAAAGCTGATGACAAAGACATTAAAGCTTTAGAAGCAGTAAAGCAGGTAGCAATGAAGATAATGGACAAGCTCCACGCTAATAAGGCAGAGGTGGATATTACAAGCAAGGGAGAGCAAATTTATTCTTGGTCAAACTATGCCGGAGATAATAACAATATACAACCCAAGGTTTTGGACCAAGCAATTCCACGAGTCAACGAAGAGGTGGAAAGTAATCGTTTCGCACAGGAGGAGCGGAAAGACAACAGCAACGATAAACCACTTGATTAGAGATTCTGTTTGCAGACCAAACACACGCTACGCTTATATTGCTCCAACTTATAAGCAGGCAAAGAATGTGGCTTGGGATATGATAAAGCATTTCGCAGGCAAGGTGGACGGAGTAAAGTTTAACGAAAGCGAATTAAGAGCAGATTTTTTAAACAATTCACGCATAACCCTTTACGGAGCAGATAATCCTGATAGTCTTAGAGGTATTGGATTGGACGGTGTTATCTTCGATGAATACAGCCAACAGCCAAGCAATATCTTTAGCGAGATTATCAGACCGGCTCTGGCAGACCGGAAGGGTTATGCTATTTGGATAGGAACTCCAAAGGGAAAGAATGACTTTTACAGGCTTTATAAGAACGCCAAGAAAGATGATGATTGGTTGGGAATACTCTTAACTGTAGATGATACAGGACTTATTAGACCGGAAGAATTAGCAGACAGTCGTAAGGTAATGACCGAGGATGAGTATAACCAAGAATGGTATTGCTCGTTTGAAGCGGCGATCAAGGGGGCGTATTATGCCGATGAGATAGCCAAAGCACGCAAGGAAGGCAGGATAACCACATTAAGCTATGAAAGAGAGATACCAGTTTATACTTATTGGGATTTAGGAGTAAGCGACAGCACAGCAATAGGCTTCTTCCAGAAGGTAAATCAAGAGGTAAGGATGATAGACTACCTTGAGAACAGCGACAAAGGGCTGGACTGGTATGCCAAAGAGCTGAAAGACAAACCTTATTTATACGCCAAGCACATCGCACCGCACGACATAACCGTTAGGGAACTAACCACAGGCAAGAGCAGGCTTGAGATAGCACAGGGATTAGGGATTAGCTTTGATGTATTGCCTAAACTACCTTTCAGCGACGGCATCAACGCAGGTAGGCTGATGTTTAGCAGATTATGGGTAGATGAAACCAAGTGTGCAAGGTGGTTAGACTATATCGCACAGTATTGCAGGGAGTGGGATGACAGCAAGGGAATGTTCAAAGACCAGCCATTACACGATTTTACGAGCCACGCCGCTGATATGTACCGATATGCGTCCATAGGCGAAGGACTGATGAGCAATGAGCGTGGTGCAATATTAACCAAAGATTATAACAGTGGTAACCCTAAAGCTCCATTCGTAAAGGACGGATATATGACCGAGATAATGGAGGAAAAACCAAGGGATTGGAGATACTTATGAAAAAAATAATTAAATTTTGTGGCCTAAAACTTATAGAGATAGAAACATTAACCGAGGCCGAAGTAATAAGCCACGATAAGCCTCACAATCCCAAAGGGGCAATCCTTGATGTCAGTCCGGCAGAGCTGGAACGGCAGAAGGAGAGGGAACTTGAAAAAAGGTACAATTAACAATGGATATTTATATAGCTCAAGAAAACATAAATTGTGGAGATTATATAGTTTTCGATGAAAATACAGGTAAAATTAGGAAAGCTATACATTCTGATAAAGATTTGAATTGGAAAGGTAAAAATTGGGATAATATTAGAGTTACTAATGGAATTTTAGAAGGTAAAGAAATTCCTATTGAACTTGATCCCTCTTGTTATATGCCTTCTGAAAAAGTAGAAAACAATAAATTATTTAATAATATAGAAGATTTATTATCAAGGTCTTTCAGCACATTTGTTGAAGGAGAGGATAATTCTTGGAAATGTAAGCATAATTTAAAAGTTTTAGTCGATACAATTAAAGGTTTAATACATACTAAAGACTTATGATTATAAAGCGTTTCAAGGAAAACTCGCATATCCCGATTAGTGAAATAAAGCGTATGCAGGCCAAGCACGCTGATGCTCTTATCCAGCCGAGAACCAGTGATGGAGAATTAAACCCAAAATTCGTGGAACGGTGGGGGACTAAAAATATCAATGTATCAAAGCACGATGTAGATAAAATGGCAGGTAAATCACAGCGTTTAGCTCGCATATTAGATGACCAACGCAGAAAAACCGGCAAATAAACCAATAAACTTGACAATCATTTCAGTAAGTTTATATAATAACTTAAGGTGTTATAACTGCGGTAAGCTATTGGGCAGACACGCAGGTGGAATTACAGACTTGGAGATAAAATGTCCCAAATGTAAAGTTTTAAACAAATTTAAAGTTAAACCTTAGAAGGCCATAAAGCCAGCGAGCTTGCAGAGCCTCTTCCATACGGAGGAGGCTTTTTGTCTAAATGGCTAATATACTTAGTAAAATATCAAATTTTTTCAACAAGGACGACCAGATCGTAACTGAAGGTTCGGAAGAACAGCGGGAGCTTTTGACTGTTACAATGGAGGATGTTGAACTTGTAAGAGAGATTGACTCCGATATAGAAAACTCAAAGGGACTGTATGCCGATATGAAGACCATACAGGACGAAAACGAGAAGTATTACCTTGGCAAACAGCTTGACAAGGGTTGTTTTGATTATGAATTGCCCACAGACCAGAACATTCTCTATCGCAACCTTGAAACTATCCTATCCATCATTACCTCCAAGCGTAAAGAGCCTATTGTTCTTCCGGCACAGGACACCGACGAAAGCAAAGAGTTAAGGGACAAGAACCAGCAATATCTTAGCTGGAAGTGGAGCGATGAGGATATGAGCATTAAATACGAGGACTGGGCAAGACAGGCTTATCTTTACAGGATAGGCGTATTAAAGGTTCGTTGGGACTTGAAAAAAGACGATTATGTCATTGAATTGAAACGACCCCAAAGGATTTTAATAGATAAAGACGCTACCGATGAATATGACTCAAAGTTTATAGTGGAGTTCAGGCAGAATTCTTTGAATGACTTGATTGATATGTTTCCCAAGAGAAAAGGCGACCTGATGGCTTCTTACGGCCCTAAACTCGGAACCCTAGTCAACTACATAGAATATTGGACTAACGATTTTGTTGTGTTCAAAGTAGGAAACATCATTCTGGCCAAGAAACCTAACCCTAACTGGAATTGGGACGAGAAAGACAGGAAGCAAGCCTTGGCTAAAGTTAGAACCAAGATGAAAACCAAGGACAAAAAACTGAAGAATGTCTTGCTCAATTACTTTAACGAGCCTCGCAAGCCTTACATCATCTTGAGTTTGAAGAACTTAGGAAAGACCATATACGCCGATACCACAGACTTCGAGCAGGCTAAGGTTGGACAGGATATTGTGAACAGACGCAAAAGGCAGATAGACAAAGCCTCTATCCACGCATTAGGCAGAGATGTTATATCCGGCTCTTATATCTCCAAAGACGAAGCAAAGAAGATGATAAGCAACCCCAACTCCCCGATATGGCTGGAGAAAGGAAATGCCAATGATGCCGTAACCCATATCTCTCCGCAGGTTATATCTCCAGTAGTATTACAAGACTTACAGGACACTAAGCAAGAGATGGACAGCACTATGGGAGCGCACGGCACTACCAGGGGTGAACAAGGATCGGCAGAAACAGCCACAGGACGCAACCTTTTAAGGGAAGGAGACTTGGGAAGAATAGACCTTGCAGTCAGGCGTATAGACAAGAAACTGGAACTTTTATACGGCTGGATGGTGCAGATGGCCAAGGTTTATTACGATGACACTCATTTCATCAAGCTCTTAGGAGCAGAAGGAGCGGCTGATTACTTAGAATACAGTTCAGACGATATTGAGGACGGAATGGAGATTATAGTTAAGAGCGAAATGACCGCTTATAAAGCTACTCAAAGGGCGGAAGCTCAAGAGAGAATGGCCGCTGGATTGTTAGACCCTCTTGGATATATGGAGGCTTTTGAAGTATCCAACCCCAAAGAGCAGGCCAGAAGGATGGTGATGTATGCCTTAGACCCGAAACTTTACTTAGCTACTTTCTTAATGGACGAGAACACCCCAGGAGCAGAAACCACAAGCGTAGGCAAGGCTCAAGAAGAGCAGAAAGCTATGATGGACGGTGAGATGGTTCCTCCTTTCCAGGCGGTAGACCGGGCTCATTTGGAAGAACACGGTAAGTTTATTAAAAAACCATTATTCCAGCGTTTAGAGGATGTGGCGATCAAAAGCAATTTCCAAAGCCATATCCAACAGGAGATTGACCAGCTTAAACAATTAACCCAATCTGTCGGACCAAGCCAAACGGCCCATCCTATGCAACAGCAACAAATGCCTATGCAAGCACAGCCGATGGCACAACCGCAGATATAAATATGGCAACAAAAACATCAAGAATAGCGGCGGCCAAGAAAATGTTAAAGAACCCCGAAGGAGGACAATGGGAAGCCAACCAGAATTGGAAGGCAGGACAAGATGAAATGAAAAAGGCAAAGGATAAAGAAAATGAAAAAAGAGCTAAAGACAGGGAAAACAATAAAAATAATTCTAAAAAGCGATATTACGCATAAACATTACTAAATATGGCAACATACAAAATCCAACCGATAAAACCGATACAAGCAGCGGCTAAGGCGTTGCTTAAAAAGAAACAACCAGTAGGAGGACTTAATCCAAAGAAACCAGTGGTAGAACAACCAAAAGGAAGATATAAACTTTATTAAATTTGAGTATTAAAAAGTTAATTCAACACAAAAGTTGTAAAAATGTTTAACTTTATGTCAACAAACAACGATGCAGAGACCGTCCCATCAACGGAAGTAGAGAAAACAGTCCCCTATGAGCGTTTTCACGAAATAGTTGAAGAACGCAACGAGTTCAAAACTAATCTTGAGAAAATGCGTGAGGAGATTGAAACTCTTAAAACTTCTTTACCAAAAGAGGTCGAACCAGACCCTGCCGATTGGAAAGAAGTAAAAGAAAGAGCTGTTAAGGAAGCTATTTCCAAAATGGAAGAGAAGTATCAAAAAACACGCCAAGAGGAGGAGGAACAGGAAGAGGCCATAGAGTCGCAGTTTGAAAAGCTGTCCGCCCTAGGCCAAACCATTACTCCCGAAGTGCGTAAAGCTGTCTTAACTGAAATGGTTAAGACAGGAAATGATGTTTTTGAAACTTATCTGTCCGTCAAGGAAAAACTTGATAAGTCTGAAAAGACGCAACAGCTCAAAGAAGATAATATACCTGCCGGAAAAGGCGGGACAGATAATAATACTGTAGGGCTGACCTATAAGCAGTTGCACTCAATGAGTATAGACGACATTATAGCGAGGTCTGAAGGTAAAAAATAATTATGGCAAGAACAATAGACCAAGAAACACAATATCTTACACGTGATGTAGTCGCCGCTAAAGTGGTGGACGGCATCCTTGACGGACAACTAATTAACTCGTTGATATTTTCAAACGCCAAACCGTTCAGACCGAACGGCCATAAGGTGAATATGAAGTATCAAAAATCAACCGCAATGGGTTGGTACACTGGAATGGGAAACTTTGATGTTTCTCAACAGAAGAACCTTGTCCAGTTGACTTGGACACCGGCCAGCGTTTACGGTTCGGTAACTTTGCCTTACTTTGAACTTTCCGTTAACAAGGCAGAGCCGATTATCCAACAGGAAAGATACGCTATGGAAAGTGCTGGACAAGATTTGCTTGACAGTATTGCTGACGCTTTCTATGGAAGCGGCGCAGGCAATGTTTGCGATGGCTTGGACAATATCGTAGATGATGGCACAGTTGCCGCCAGTTATGGTGGACAGCTTAGAGCCACTTACGGTGCTTTAAATTCTGATGTTACCTCTGCTGTTGGGAGCATTACTCTTGATACCATTGGTTCTTCATTAGATGCAGCCACTGTCGGTTCTGAAAGCCCTGATATAATCTTGACTACTCCTACACTTTGGAGAGCTATGGAAGATTTGTTATTCCCTTCTATCACTGCCACTTATGGTGCAGCTGGAAGCAAGAGAGGAACAATTAACAGGCTCGGAGATGTTGGTGCAGGACAGACTTTGACAGGACTGGCTGGATACACCGCTTTTTATTACAGGGGTGTTCCGATCGTGAAAGATGAGAAATGCACTTCAGGTGATATTTATTACTTGAACAGAAAGAAACTTTATTGGGCTGGATTGCCTCACTTCAAACACGGAATGGTTAATCTTGGCGGAAGCATTATTGAAGGCGTGGAAAATGAAGTACCTCGCAATCACGGTATTGCTTGGACTGGAATGAAAGAACCGATTAACCAAGACGGAGAGACAGGACAATTCATTCTTTACGGCCAGATGATTTCGGAATCTCCGAGACATTTAGCCAAAGATGAAGCGTGTACTGCATAGTAATAATTTAATTGTTATTTACGGGTGCGGACTGAAATAATCCCGAAAGGGAGGGGCTAACTAAAGTGTTAGAGGACGCACTCTAAATAATAAACAAAACAATGAGTTCACTAAGAAATATAAAAGAAAGATTGCAAGTTGTTCGCCAAAACGGCGGTATTCTTGCAACAGATCAGGTTCAGATCGTAACCAGAGCGGCAGTTCCGACAGATTCTAACCTTGCCAATGGCAGATTAGTTTATGTTACAGGAACAGGTTTAAGAGCCTATGTTGAAAGCGGTTGGGTTACTTTAGGAGCAACCGGAGGCAGTTCTGCCACTTGGAATGGATTGTATGACAGTGGTAAGACGATGACCATTGATAATGGAACGATGACCTTTGCCGGTGCAACTGCACTGGGAACGGGTGATGTGTTGACCATCACGGCAGCTGCAGCAGTAAGCGGTGATTGTATTCAAATCACGAACAGCGGTTCTGGTTCGGATATTAAAGGAACTTCCAGCACTTGGAGCGTGTCTGCGGCAGGTGCGGCTATCTTCAATGCTTCGGTAACATCTCCGGCTATAGTTTCTTACGGAGCAGGTGGTAACGCTAACTTGACGATTGACGCTAAAGGAAGCGGCACTATCACTCTTGGAGCGACTTCAACAGGTGCTATTACTTTGACTAGAGCAACTTCTACCACTGCGGCTTTGACTGTTGGAACAACTTTGACAGTTACAGGAGGAGCAGACGCCGACAGGTTCATTATCACCGCAGGAGATGTACTTATTTCGGACGGCCATATTACTATGGTCCAGCCGGATAACGAAGCGTCTTTGGAGATTACTGCGGCAGGAACGACAACTGCAAGCGGTATTTTGTTGACAGTTGACGCTATTACAGAAGGCAACGCTCTTGATATTGATAACGGTGGAGCAACGATGACCACTGGGTTCTATATCAATTGTAATGACGATAATGTGGCGGTGTTCACAGTAGGTGCGGACGGTGCGACAACTATCGCTTCGGCGGTTAATAGCACAGTGGCTTTATCAGTAACCGGTATCCAAACTAATGAGGATATGGTTAGATTTGCTTCTAATGGAGTAACTGCTACCGGACAATCAACTTTGCAAGTTACTGCGGCAGGAGCGACAGCGGCTGGTTCTGCGGTACTATTGGTCAATCATACTGGAACTCCGGCGGCTTCCACTTCTTACTTGGCGGTATTTGATTATGAAACTGCTACGGAAGCTACCAATGACCCGATCACGGTTGAAATAAGGAGCGGGACTTCGGTTGGTGCGGCTTTGAATATTATCGCCAAGGGAACAACGGTTACCGGCGGTATTATGAATTTTACGGCTGCAGAATTGACAACCGGTATCGGTATCAAGATGGAAGGTTTGGTAGCTTTAACCACTGGCGTTGGTATAAGTATTGCTCATACGACATCGGTTATTGAGGATACTGGTTCGCTCATCAGGGCGGTTTCCAGCGGTATCAATACCGGAGGTGCTACTAACGGAACAGTCTTAGACCTTAAGACAACCGGACAGTTGGCTGGCACAATGTGCAGAGTTGATTCTATCCAAACCACAGGTACAGTAATGAGCATTATCTCAACTGGGATAATGACCACGACTGGAAACCTTTTGACATTAACGGCCAATGCGGCAACGACTGCGAATGGGTTATTGATAGTTAATTGCAATGGGATTACCTCTGGTGATGGCATAGCGATCAATTCGTCAAGCACAGGTATTACCACTGGAACATTGTTAAGGGTTGCTCATTCTGGGGCTTCTACAACGACTGCTCTTGCTCCTTTGGCTATTTTCTCAACAGCGGCAACTGATAACACGACTGTTATTCAGATTCTTGACGCTGGGGACTTGGCAGGAGGTGTAGGGTTGGATATATCTTTAGCGGCTACCACAACAGGTACTGGTATTGATATGGGTAACTTCAACGCTGTAACAAGCGGAAAGGGTATCTTTATTGATAACTCGGTTTCTACTCTTACAAGCGGGTATCTTATCCACTTAGATTCTGCTTCTACTGCTTTGACAACTGGCAGATTGTTGCTTGTTGACCATACTGGAAACGCAACAGCGACTGCGATGTGTTCTGTCGCCGAGATTAAATCAGCGGCTGCTGAAAACACAGTATTGCTGTCTTTGACAGCTTCGGCGGCTCTTGCCGGCGGTAATGTCCTTGACATTTCTGCTGCTGCAATGACTACCGGAACGGCTTTGGATATTGGTGGAATGGCGGCACTCACAACCGGAAACGGTATCGTGGTTGCGGCTTCCGGCACTACCAGAACTGACGGTATGCTCTTGAGCTTAACTTGCGCTTCGACAGGTGCGACTTCAACAGGAAGAATGTTGCTTGTTGACCATACAGGTAATGCTGGAGTTTCAACTATTCTCGCAGAAATTAAGACTGCGGCTGCAGATGAAACAGTAGCTTTACAAGTATTAGGTTCAGCGGCATTGGCTCTTGGAAACTTGATTAATGTATCTGGTGCGGCGATGACGACAGGTATTGGCTTGAATATGGCTAATTTGGACGCATTGACTACTGGTACAGGTATCATAGTTAAATCCAATTCAGCGGACGCAACAGCAAGAAACCTTGTATATGTAGAGAATACCCACGCTTCGGCGGTTGGTGTATCGCCCATCAAGGTTAAGCAAGTTGCTCCGGTTAGCACTCACTTCTATAGAGTGATGACTTTCCAGACAGCTGAAACAACGAACAGTTTGTGGATTGGAGATGCTACTACAAGCCCGAATACATCTTTAGCGGCAACTACAGGAGATGTATTGTTCAACGCCGATGCTGGCAAAGCGTATTATTGTACCAACGGTGGAGGTTCATTGTGGACTGCATTCGCTTAGTAAATAGTTAAAACACAGTTGGGGATCTGTGATTACAAAACCGCCGTTAATACCCGAACCAAAATTAATAATGGCGAGGGAAAAGAAGAATGGCTTATCAAGAAACAACGAGGCAGACTATTTTCAACACAAAGTTGACTGCCAATGACTCTACAGCTAAAGAAGCTCTCGGAGTTATCAGAGAATTAGAGGACGGCAGAGCGTTTCGTTATGTCAAAATGACTGGCGGAACTTCTGTCTTGGGACAGGTTAATACCAATGGCGTTAAGGTAGCTGTTACCAACGCTACTTCGGCTTCCGGTACAGGCCCGGACGGAGCGACAACCACTATCATCACTGATAGCGATGCCGCTTGGACACCTGACGCTTATGTCGGTTGGTATTATGTAACCCTTACGGCGATGACCGGTTCAACAGACCCAATCAAGATTGTGGCTAATACTGCTACAACCTTGACATTGGAGAAGAGCATTACCACAGCTTTGACTTCTGCCGGAACTGATGACGGAGAGATTATCGCTCCTTTGGGAGTGGCTTTGATTGCTGCCGCCAATGATTTGGTTCAACCAGTTAGCGGTGTCGGTATCGGGGCTTTGACCCAGAATTACTATGGCTGGCTTCAAATAAGAGGTTATGCCGGAATATTGGGTGATACTCTTACCGAAGGATATGCAGTTTGCCCAGGTGGAAACGCCGCCGGACAGGCTATTATCGCAACGACCAATAACTTTGAGAATGTTATCGGTTACTGCGTAGCGGCTGCTGGTGATAACGAATTGAACTTCGTTAATTTGACCATAGCGGCTTAATTAGTATTAACGACTGGCCCTGTTCTTGTTTGGGGCAGGGCCAGTAACCAAACAAATATGGAAACACAAAAAAAACCAATAGAATTTAAGAAACTTTATAACAACACCCCAGAAGATTTTACTTTCTTCTATGACAGTGCTCCTTACACTATTAAGGCAGGAGAAACAAAGGACTTCATTGATTACATCGCTGTCCACGGAGCAATGAAACTGGCTGATAAGTATTCTAAGACTTCCAATGGCGATGAGAAGAAAGTCTTGGTTGCTTCTTTCTTGGAAAACATTGACCCAGTAACAATGTCTAAAAAGTTAGGCATTGACCTTGATAAGATTAGGAAAGATGTTTTGACCCGAGAAAAAGAGAAAGCTCGTGTCATAAACCTTGAGTCGCAGGTGGCTGACCTTAATAAGAAACTTGAGGCAGTGTTGGCTAAGGTAGAAAAAAAGGAGGAAGTTAAAGAAGAAGGTAAAATTGATAAGCGAACAAAAGATTATAAGCAGAGTTTAAAAGAAGAATAAAATATGGCAGTACCAAATTACGGTAAGACTCCGCAATCAGTAGTCAATCCAGATGGTTCTTGGATTGGAGCAGGAGGAGGTTCGCAAACCGCCTATGACAATATAGAATTTGCGACAGGAATAGTATCAGACTATGACTTAGAAGCAAATCAAGCCACAGCGTTTTCCAATGTGCCAACGGCAAGGTTTGTTTCTATAAGAACTGATGCAGCGATCTCGGTAAAATTTAATTCTTCTACCGATGCAAGCATAAGTATTGCGGCGAATACAGCTTTTTCAATGGACACGCTGGAAGTCACAAATATTTTTATTACTGCGAGTGCTAGCGCAAATGTAAAAATCTTTTTAACCTAAAATGAAAACACACGGCTTCAAATCCTTAGAAGAAACGCAACAAGACATCGGTGCTTTGCAACAAGAACTCAATGCTCTTGACCTTTTTAAACAGGAAAAAACGGCAGAGAAAGCAAAGATTGAGGAAGTAATGACGGCTTTGTTGAAACAAAAGGACGAACTTATCCGGCAGAGAGAAGCCGTGTTGTTTGAATTAGGCGAGAAACAAAGGGCGTTAGTGGCCGAAAATGCAAGAGTGGAGGGTGCTTTAAACCTTGCGAGAGTTGAAATTAAGGCTTTAAGGGTAGAGCAGGAGAAACTAATCGCTGATCGTGGAGAAATGGACAGTTTATTAACTGATAAAGAGGCAAATTTGGTACGGAAAGAGAAGGATTTTACCGCTAAAATGGCCGAACTGGCCGAAAAAGGCAAGGAAATAAGGAAGGAAACGGAAACTTTAGAGGATAAGAAGGTTTTTGTCGAGTCTTTAAAGGTCCAATCCGAGCAGGAAAGGAATAAAGCCGACAAAGCAATAAACGAATTGTATCTTATGACTAAAGCAATAGAGGAAAACCAAAAGAAAATAGACAAAAACAAGGAATTTTTAAACTTAAAAGAGGAGCAACTACGCTTGGCAGAAGCAAGTTTTGTTATCAAAAACGATGAATTGATAAACAGGTTCAATGAACTGGAAGTCAAAAGGACAGAACTTGACCAACGCAATGAACTTATAAACAAAAAAGAAGCTGAACTGGCCGTTAGGGAAAAGAACATTCAAGACAGGGAAACAGGCATAACCGCCCAAGAAAGAGAAGTAAGAATAAGGGAAGGGTTGTGTTCTGAACAAGAGAAAATGAATATTTTAAAAGCAAAAGGTGTGAATTTATAAAATATGGCAATTAAAGACCAAAAAGTACGGATATTGGATACAGACTCTGACAATATTGGACTTAATGTAGTTCAGCTTGGTGCTATTGGAGCTATGCCGGTAAGACTGGTTGATTCTGTTGGTGCGGGGATAGACTCTTTTCCCGTGAGTAATACAGATATTGCTACCATAGCTGGTGCGGTTTTAGGCAATGAAATGCAGGTTGATATTGTTTCAATGCCTGCTATTACAGTTACGGCCAGCGTTGATAAGACGGGACTAGCTACCGAAACAAAACAAGATGATATTATTACCGCTATCGGAGCAATACCAGGCGGAGGAGGTACTCAATACACCGAAGGAGACACTGACGCTACCATTACAGGAACGGCTATTTTGCACGAGATAGCGGCTAATACGCTTGCTACGATATCAACGACCAATCCTTTGCCTATTTCAGACAATGGAGGCACTTTGACGGTTGATGGTACGGTGGCGGTAACAGGTACTTTTTGGCAGGCTACCCAGCCTGTTTCTGGTACATTCTGGCAGGCTACCCAGCCTGTAAGTCTTGCCGCTGCGGTTGCCGTAACTAATGCCGATATAACGACAGTAGCTGAAGCAGTTTCAGGAGGACATATGCAGGTGGATGTACTTTCTGGCGGTGGTGCAGGAGAGCAATATGCAGACGGTACTTTAGTCAACGCCGCTTATAAAGCTAACTTAGTTGCCGGTACAGATGGAACAAACTATCAAATTTTAAAAACAGACGCTGACGGTAATGTACAGGTGGATGTTCTAACGGCTCCCGCCGTCAGAGCGTTGACCAACGCCGATGTGGTTACGGCAGAATTAAGTGCGACCGACAATGCAGTTTTAGATACCATTGATACGGCGATTGACGCTATAAATGCCAAGTTGGTTACAGGAACGGTTATAGGTGATGTTAATTTAGGAGCAACAGACAACGCTGTATTGGACACGATAGATTCAGTTTTAGATACTATTAACGCAAAACTTGTAACTGGAACTGACATTGGAGATGTAACTATCAATAATTCTACTGGTGCGGCGGCAGTGAATATCCAAGACGGTGGGAATACTATCACAGTGGATGGAACGGTGGCGGTTACTAACGCAGGTATTACGACTATTGCAGGAGCTGTGGCTGGTACTGAAATGCAGTGCGATGTTCTGACAATGCCGACAATCACTGTCAATGCCCACGCTGTTACAAACGCTGGTACATTCGCTGTGCAAGTTGATGGTTCTGCTTTAACTTCTTTGCAACTTATTGATGACGCTGTAGCCGCAGACGCACAGGCATACGGTAAAGGTATTTTGGTCCAAGGTGATGATGGAACAGATAGACGTGCAATCTTAGTAGGAACCGATGGACACGTTCAAGTTGATGTTTTGTCCGCACCGAGTACGGCGGTTACTAATACTGGAACTTTTGCCGTTCAAGCTACTTTAGCGGCAGAAACAACTAAGGTTATCGGGACTGTTAATGTATCAGCAAGCCAAACGATTGGAGTGGCGGCAGGTGCAGCTGCAATAGGTAAACTTTTACCGCCAGATATAGATATTACCACGCATACTAATTATGCAAGAAAGTATTACACCTCTACTGGTGCGGCAACTGACGGCATAGTTTGGAGTCCTGCAGCTGGAAAAAGGTGGCACGTTACCTCTCTTTATTTTCAGATTTCAGCAGACGCAACCGTTACCTTTGAAGATGACAAGGCAGGTGGTGATGATCCTGTTTTGAAGGGAGAATATAAGGCTGGTTCAGGTATTGCTTTGACCTTTACCGAGAAATATCCGTTTGCTTCTGGAGAGGACGCTGCGGATTTAACAGTAACTACCAGTGCCGGAAATATTTATGTTTCCATTGTTGGTTACGAAATTTAAACTATGCCATCAACATTTTACATTGATTACGAAAACGGAAACGACGCCAACGCTGGCGATAGTTTCGCCGCTGGTCATCCTTGGAAAACAATTACATTAGGAGCTACTGCCGCTCGTATAGCTCCTGGTGATATTATTAAAATTGCCAAAAGCCCAGCACCAACAGCTCTCGCAGGCACGACTGCTACTTGGACTAATTTGTCTAAGACAGTAACTTTAACGACAGCTGAAACTGCCAATGTAGAAATGTGCGAAGCGGACTGGACAGCGGTCAATGCCACTTCATCGGCTAAAATTGGAACAGATTGGAAAGAAGGAACTTATGCTCTTAAAATGGTAGAAGACGCCACACCAACAAATGACGAGGTTCAATGTTATTATGATTTATACACTCACGACACAACGGTTCACGATTTATCGGGTTATCAAAAAATATCTTTTTGGATTAAAAATGAAGTCGCAATTACCGATAATCAATTAGAAATAAATCTTTGCTCTAACGCCAACGGAACTGGTGATGTGGATACTTTCGCTATCCCTGCTATTCCTTCAACTGGAAGATGGATTCCTCTGACTATTGCCCGAACAGGGGGTGGTAATTTAGGCAATGCTATTAAGTCGATTAACATCTCAAACGGTTCTAACACCACAGAATACACAGCTTCAAAATATGTTTATTTTGATAACATAATCGCCTGTACAACGGCAGGGCTTAATCTCCAATCTTTAATTTCAAAGAATGCTTTAGAGCAAAGTTCAACCGCAAGTGTTAATGCCTCGGAGGGTTGGTATGGGATACAAAGTATAAATGGAGTTACTGTTTTGCTGGACAATAACACAAATACATTAGCCAACGCAGGCAGAGGATATTCAACTACGGGAACGAGTCCTGAAACTGTAAATACTTACAAACGGGAGACTATCAAAACTGATTTAATTGCAGGTTCCACTGGAGCAATTCAGGAAGTACAAGATAGTGGAACTATAGCAGGAGGCAATATCCAATTTCAAGGTGGGTACGATACTGGGACAGATAGTCAAACAGGCGAAACATTCTTTGATGGATTGAATGGTTGGGGAGCTGGAATTGTATTAACTTCAAAATCTTTAATTACATTAAATCGTTTGAATACTGTTAGATATAATTATGGTATATCTTTCACTACATCTAATTTCAATACTATAACCACTATTTCTAATATCAGTAACTGTCTTAATTATGCATTTTACTTTGTTTCTGGGAATTTTAACTCTATCAATACACTAATCAATGTTAATAATAGTGGATATGGATTTTATATGGGTGCTGGTTATGGTAACACCATAACTACAATTTCTAATGCGAATAATAATCTTAATTGGGGAATTAACCTTGGTACTGCTTACTTAAATAGGATAAACACTATTTCTAATGCTAATAATAATACCAGTTATGGAGTTTATTTCAACAATGTTCAGAATAACTTTATTGGATTTCTTTCAACATCAGGGAATAAAACATCTGGAATCTTTATTAACACTGGTATTAATTATATTTCTCACGCAACAATGGCGGAGGGAACGAAAGTTTCAGCAGGGACGGATTATGTAGATAGTAGAGTTTATATTACAGATTACGCCTCTGACCCGTTAGACAACCGTATCTACACCGATAACGGAAACATAATTTCACAAGTAGTGACAAGACACACGGCTTCAGGGTATGCTTGGCAGTTAAACCCGACTAATGTAAAAAGAAATGTAAATTATCCCCTTACTTTATCAATCGCCAAGATAGCAGTAGTAGCTAACAAAGCCGTTACAGTAAAAGCGTGGATGAAGATTTCTAACACGACTGATATTCTGGGCTGTCTAAAAGTTAGAGGCGGGCAATTATTAGGAGTGGCAAGTGATGTGACGGTTAACGCTTCAACTGCTGATACGGATTGGCACGAAGTAACGCTTGCAGATTTTACTCCGACTGAGGCCGGTGTAATTGAAGTCGAATGTTGGGCGTGGTGGGTAGCGAATACAGCGGATGAGAGCGTCTATATCGACGATATGACCATAACGCAAGCAGACTAAGATGGCACTACCAACACCTGACAATCTAAAGACAATGGACTATGCCTTTCAAGGGCAACCGTTTGTTGATGTACCTGCGAAAGACAGTATCGATTTAAAAACTATGGACTATTCCTTCCAAGGGCAGCCTTTTGTGAGAAATTATACAAGTGTTTCTGCCACTGTCGTCCAAGACCTCATAGGAGGTTTCGGAATAATTCCTTTTGCAAGATAAACTTATGTATATATCATTTCAATCACAATATGAAAGATGCCAGAAATTAAGTTCTGATGACAATTCAGCAACCTTAACTCTTTTTAAGGCTCTTCTAAATGAGGGGACAAACAAGTATTATAGCGTGCTTAACGCCGAACATTTTTATACTTCTACCACCGACCTGACAGTGGACGGGACATACTCCTATCCCTTGCCATACAACTGTTCTAAACTCCACACGATCAAAACCACAGTAGGCACGACCGACTATGTGGCAACAGAGTTTCCAGGGGACGAAAATGCTTGGATTGCTCTTAGAGGAGGAACATCGGCTTCGGAAAACTCTTATCCGACTTACTTCTTTGTAAAAAAGAACACCTTTGAAATATGGCCTACCAGTTCAACTGATGGATTAACGATGACCGAACGATACAAAGTAACGACCAAAGACCTTTCGGCAGATGATTACACTACTGGCACGATATTAACTGCAACCAATGGTAGTACGGCTATCGTTGGAAATGCACCTTCTTGGACGAGTGCGATGGTAGGCAGATATCTTAAGATTACGGGGGACGAGATTTGGTATGAGATTTCAGCAGTTCCAACAGCAACAACAATCACTCTGGCCCGTGAGTATGGCGGAACTTCCATTGTGGCAGGGACAACGGCATATAAGATAGGAGAATGTTCCTTACTTCCAGAGAATTTTCAAGACGCACCCTGTGATTACGCTATGCAGATTTACTATCAAGTGAAGGAAAACCCAACTCTGGCACAGATTTATAAGAATAACTTTGATGAAAAGAAAGAACTGCTTACAAGATACGGAAGCAATAACACGACTTCGGGAGTGATAGAAGAAGAGGTGAGAACGCCTAATTATAATAATTTTCCAAGTGGACTTTCGTAAACTATGCCATTATTAATTTCAAAATTTTCAGGCGGTTCCAGTTCAGGGTCAAAAATTGGACTCGAAGGGAGTTTTCGCTTTGGCCGTGGTTTGGACATACACAGCGACCCAGATGTTTTGAAAATATCTCCGGCCAGCACAAAAGTTAGCGGGGCGGTTGTTACCGATTTAGTGATGTTTGGATGCACGAACACTATCAATTCCAATATATACTTTTTAGGAAGCACTGGACGGTTATACAAATACGCCGGAGGAGTGATGAGCTTATTAGCGACTTATACCAATGCCCAAGGAATGGGTTTCTTTAGTGGAACTGGAAAGATAGTTTTTTGTTCGGGAGATGTGGAATACAAACTTGACCCTGCGACTGACGCTATCACAACAGGCCGGACACTTACCGCTTCGACCTACCACCCTGTTGAGAGTTTTTTAGATAAAGTTTTTATTGGAAACGGAAGAGAACTTATTTCAACAGACGGCTCCGGCATAGACTACACCAGTTCCACAATCGGGGGAGGCATTACTTTGGAATGGGGTTATAAGATAAGGTGTTTGAAGAATATCGGGGACTGGCTCTTTCTCGGGGCAACTTCGGATAATTCCGCCTGTGCCAAATATAATTTATGGGACGGAACGAGCGAGGATTACAACTATGCCAAGACCTTAAAAGGCGAGGACGGCATAAACAGCGTTGAGGTTTCCGATGACGGTGCGGTTATCATATCCGCAGGCAAGGCAGGGCATTTATACAGGCTTACAGGCTTGGACACAGCCTTAGAGCAGATTAAGACATTTCCACGCATAGAGAGCGGAAAGACCATAGAGATATGGCCTGGGTCTATGGCCAACTATCAGGGCAAGGTTTTGATGGGCTTATCTGATGGCACTTCTTTGACCGCCGAAAGGGGAGTGTACTCTTGGGCTTCGCACAGCAATCAATATTCCAAAACATTAAACCTTGACTTTGCTATCAGCACGGAAACGACCACAGGCACGACAACGCAGATCGGCTGTTTGTTGGCGGCCAATACGACAGACCTTTACATTGGTTGGAGGGACGGAACTTCTTATGGTATAGACAAAGTGGACGGAACAGGGGTGCAGGGGACGGCTTTATACGAGAGTCTCATACACGACAATTTAAAACCATATAAGAGGAAAGTTTATACCAATTTTAAAATAACCTTGGCTAAGGTTCTGGCCACAGGGGAAACAATAACGCTTTCTTATAAAAAAGATCGGGGGAATTGGGCAGAGATAGGAACGATGGATTTTGCCGTGGACGGGGCAATTTTAGAAAAGAACTTTAAGCCGACCATAAAAGCAAGGGAGCTTGAAATTAAGCTGGCTTTTACGAACACGAACAACACCGCTCCCGACACGGACAGCGCAATAATAGATTTTAAAGAAGAACCAATAATTTAATGGCCGAAGAAATATCCACATTTCCGGTTTTGCCGGAACCAATAGACAGCACAGCTTCACAGTTCGGCCCGCAAGGACAGGCTGGTTTTGCTTCGCAGTTTCAGGGAGATATTTATTCTTCAAGGGGACGATTCGGCAATGGCACGGATTTTTGGGTGATTGACGCTACCAGTATGCAATCGGCCAACTTCGTTACAGGTGTTTCCGGTTGTCAGATACTTTATAACGGAAATGTTGAGTTCAATGACGGTTACTTTAGGGGCGACATATCGGCGGCGACGGGAACTTTTGCCAGTGCAATAGCCATAGGCACATCTCCTAATTGGTTTAAGGTTGACGCTTCAGGCAATATCTGGTCTGGGGCGAATACCTTGGCTTTGGCAGAGGTTGATAAATTTGCCGTAACCAATACTGGGACTTTATATGCTTATAACGGAGTGATAGCGGGGACGCTTACTATCGGGGGAAGATTAGCCACCATCATCGGAGGAGCTATCAATGCTGACGGGGACTTCATTAACGAACTTATAAACACCAAATTGAACACTGATGCCCAAACTATTTTGGGGTCTTTTACCTTTGGAGTAAGTGGAGCAATCCAAATAGGAACTTATGTAAATGGAGTGAGTGGAGATTTAAAAATAAGCCCGACCGGAATACTGGGCAGGAACAGTGCCAATGCCACGACTTTTTCAATAGACGCCACTACTGGAAATGCCACTTTTGCCGGTTCTCTTTCAGCGGCTTCTGGAACATTAGGTTCTATCACCGCAGGAACTTTTACGGGTATTTCTATCTCTATTGGTTCTGCCAATAACATATTCAAGGCCGATGCCAATGGAATTTACTTAGGTAATGCAACATTCGCTTCTGCACCTTTCAGTGTGAGTATGGCAGGGGCGACAAAAATGACTTCGGCAACGATCGGAAACTGGACGGTAAATACCACTTCCATCTATACAGGCACCGAAGACCATTCTGGTTACACTGCCAATGCAGGAGATATTACGATATACTCTGACGGTTCTGACTCATCAATCCACGCCAAGAACTTCTATATTGATACGGCAGGAAACTTTACCGCTGTCGGAGGAACATTAGATGGAACTTCATCTTTAGGAGGAAGACTTGCCAGCACCTTGGCTTCCGCCATAGACGCTAGTGGACACTTTGCTGATAGTGCAATAAATACCGCTACAGGAGTGATAGTAACCCCTTTCACTTTTGGTGTAAGTGGGGCTTTACAAATTGGAACTTATGAGAATGGTGTGAGTGGTGATTTGAAAGTTAGTCCTAATGGAATACTTGCAAGAAGCTCAACAGGTGCAACTACTTTTTCAATAGATGGAACAACTGGTGTGGCTGTATTAAATGGATTGGTAGTAGGAACGAATGTAGGACTAGGAATAGCACGACAGACTTTTACTGCCGAACCGACTACTCCATATTATGTTGGAGATTTATGGGCGGCTGGAAGTAGTGGAGATTTAAAAAGATGTATAACCCAAAGACTTACTGGTGCATATCAGGCAGGAGATTGGGACTTGGCTTCTAAATATACAGACGATAGCGGGGTGACGACTATTATAGGAAGTACAGTTACGACTTCTTTCGTGAACGCCTTGAATGTGAATGCCGCCACTGTTTCCGCTTCTATTTCTATTACAACTCCGACCATTACAGGGGGAACAATCACTATCGGTACGGGAGATAATGTCTTTATCGCAGGAGCTAGTGGTATTCAATTAGGAGACTCAACCTTTGCTGACGCACCTTTTAGGGTAAGTATGGCAGGGGCGTTAAACGCCACCAGTGCCACGATCACAGGTGCTTTGACCGCTGGTGCAGGTTCTTCTTTACCAGCAACTTATATCTCTGGAACGGTAGATTTAGACAATACAAACATTTCTGCCCAAGGTTGGACAAACACTTGTGTCTTTAGTGCGACAGATTATCGTGTAGTAGCGTGGGATACTGGAGTTATTACAACCGCCGCAGGAACGGCCTATAACATCACAGGGGCAAACACAGGTAATATGTCGGCCTCTACTTCGTATTATATTTACTTAGACATAGCGGTATCTGAAACCCTTTTACAGGTAACCACAACCGCAGGAACAGCCGTGGGTTCTGGAAAGATTTTAGTGGCTACCGCTTATGCAAATTCTGATACGACTTCTAAAGCACAATTTCAAGTCTTCGGAGGGGCAGGAGGGGTTAGACTGTTTGTAGACAATATATCTGCAAACTCTGCTTCGACCAATGAGTTTATTTCTAATTCCGCCCAGATAGCTAACCTAGTTGTTACCGATGCCAAGATAAATACCTTAGCTGTTTCCAAACTTACCACAGGTACTTTCACCAGTAAGACGATGACCTTGGCTGTAGCTGGAGGAACTGGTGATAGTTATTTAAACGCAGGCAAAACTGATTTTGACAATACGGTTAGTGGTTTTATATTAGGTTTAGATGACAGTGATAGCGACAAGGCTAAGTTTTACATTGGAAACACTACTGACTATTTTAATTTTAACGGAGCGAATGTTTCTTTCAGAACGACTTTGGCAGACGCTATTACAATTGATTACGGTTCAAATATTCTTTTACAGGAAGGAGGAAGCATTAAATTTACTTCAGTAACCGCACCAACTGCTTGTACAGCTACTTTATCAGCAACTGGAATTATAGATAGTTATAGTGAAACTAATGTAGATGCTTTTTATTCAATATCAGGAACAGAATTAAGTTGGGGTCAATCCTTTAATGGATTGTTTGGAACACTAGATAAGTGTAAATTTTATGTTAAAAAAACAGGAAGTCCCACTGGAAATGCGATTGCTAAAATATATGCACATTCTGGGGTATATGGAACATCAAGTATTCCGACTGGAGATGCGTTAGCAATATCTGATAATTTAGATGTGTCTGGTTTGGTCGATGGAGACCAATTAGCTACATTTACATTTTCTGGCGTAAATAAAATAACATTTGTTCAAGATACTAAATATGTTTTAGTTATATATTATGCTAGTAGTGCTGGAGGAAATTATCTATCAATAGGACTAGATTCTAGTGCTTCATCTGCTGATGGCAATGCTTGTGAGTATGTAACACCTACTGGTTGGGAATATTTTGCTTCAGATTTAGCTTTTTATGTATATAATGATGCTGGTCTTATAGATAACGGAACCCATAGCTATGCCGTTACTTTTGTCAATCCATCAGGAGAAACAGAGATCGGGGCAGAGTCAAATACAGTAACCGTAGATGCAACGCATAAACAAATCAATTTATCCAATATCCCAGTCAGTTCATCCGGTTCGGTTACGGCAAGGAAGATTTATAGAGGATTAACGAATAGTAATGACTATCGTCTTCTTACCACTATAAATGACAATGTAACCACCACCTATACTGACGAAAAAGCGGATGCCGACCTTACTGGCTTGATGGCGAATTTCAAAGAAAACAATGCTTTCGGTAAAATATTTATTGATGGAATAAAAAGTTTAAGTTTGGGAGAAAAAAATACTTATGTCGGACAGTATGCTGGTTTCTCAAATTCTAATGGATTTTGGAATACGGCTGTTGGTTGTCTTGCTCTTAATTCTATAACTGAAGGAACCTCTAACACGGCTATGGGTAGAGGAGCACTTTATAATCATACTGTTGGAAACTTAAATTCTGCTTTTGGAGGTAATACTTTGGAACAGAATATAGATGGAGATCAAAATACCGCAATCGGATATGGAGCTGGGTATTCAGGTACCCACGGGGACGGAAATATCTTTTTGGGGTATTATGCAGGATATTACGAAACAGGTTCAAACAAACTTTTTATAGACAACCAAGAAAGAACAGATGAAGCAACGACAAGAACTTCTGCCCTTATTTACGGGGTATTTAACGCAACACCATCCAGTCAGACACTTACATTAAACGCCGCAGTTGACGCTTTAGTTTCTTACTCCGTGGCAGGGACAAAAGTGGTCGGGACGCAAGTTTCAGCCATCGGTCTTAATGCAAAAAGCGATGCAGATAAAATAACAGATATTATAACAGCTTTAAGGGCACACGGGTTAATAGGCCCTAATGCTTAAACAATTATGGCAGACATTATAAATTACGACCCGAATACGGGTAGAAAACTAAATCCAGGTGAAAGCGTAGTAGACAAGGCCACTGGCAAAACAGTAACTCAAGGAACTGTGTTTGGTTCAACACCAGCGGTTGCTCCAATGGTTACATCAGTTGCTTCTTCTGTACCAGCAACAAAGACTCAACCTTCTGGTTCTTTGACTCCAATTAATTCTGTTAATCAAGCACCAACAATGGGGGCTACTCCTGGTTCTAATTATGGTGTTTTAAGTTCTGCTACTCCAGTCGCAAGTACTTCAACAGATATAATAAATTATGACCCTAATACAGGACGGAAACTTAATCCAGGAGAGAGCGTTGTGGACAAGGCTACAGGAAAGACCGTAACTCAAGGGACTGCTTTCAACTCTACTCCAGTTTCTACATCTGTTCCTTCTTCCACTGTTTCAACTACCTCGACATCAAATAATACTCCAGCAGTAAGTTCTGGTCTAACAAACTATTTATCTTCTTTAAATTATCCGTCCGATTATAATACCCTCACAACTTTAGCTAAACAATATGGAATAACTAACTGGACTGGAAGTACCAATCAGCAAAACTCTTTGCTTTGGGCTTTGAAGAACGGGGCTTCTGCCACACAAGCTCCTGGATATACTGAAGAAAGTGTTTCTACTTCTGTTTCTCCAACGATTGCATCAACTTCAAATGAAAATATAATCAATTATGACCCTAATACAGGACGGAAACTTAATCCAGGAGAGAGCGTTGTGGACAAGGCTACAGGAAAGACCGTAACTCAAGGAACTCAACTTAGTTCAACGGCAACTCCAACACCGGCAACTCCTATAACACCATCAACAACGACTCCTGTAGTTCCTACTGGAACAGATACTGGTGCCACCATAGAATACGACCCTAACACAGGAGCAAAATTAACTCCAGGACAAAGCGTGGTAGACAATGCTACGGGTAAAACGGTTACTCAAGGAACTATTTTTGAACAGGATACCACTAAACCAGCGGATCAACTTTTAACAAAAGACGCTTCAGGAAACTTTGTAGAACCTACTGCCGATACTTCTGCTAAAGATAAGATAGCCTCCGACTTAGAAGCAAAGTTTAAAGAATTTACCGACACGGCCAAAAAGACCCAAGAAGCCTCCCAAAAAGCTCAAGAAGAAATAGTCAAGAAAATGGGGGAAACCGCTACAACTGCTTTGATGGATAAGTTCACAGAAACCCAGAAGACCATTTCGGACGCTTACAACCAATATTTTACCCAGCAACAGGACTATTTAACCCAGCTTCAAAATCAGCCCAGCGTTGTTGACCAGCTTAATAAGTTTCGAGAAGAGCAAGGACTGCCCCAAATGGAGAAGGAATTGGCTGGAATAGACCAAACCATCTTAACCACAGAAGGGCTTTTGAGTAACATTGAGGCCGATATACGAACAAGAACCGAAGGATTGCCCGTGAGCGAAGCAGCTGCTCGCAGGCTTACTTCTATGGAACAGGCACCTTTGAGCAAACAACTGTCCGAACAACTAAGGTCAAGACAGTATGCCGCCGCAGGATTAGAAGCCAAACAAGCTACAGTCAACCAGTATATGACTTCCGCCCAAGCTGATTTAGCCAACCAGAAAGAAGTAGCCCAAGCTAAATTAGACGTAGCTAAAGAACAGGCAGAGGTTAAGGCTGACATAGCCAACTCTGGATTAGAGGCTTTCCAAACTGTCCAAAACCAAATGAATGATGTTTATAAGATAGAGTTGAGCAATATCTCAAGCAATGCCGACTACCAGAATAAACTGGCAGAATTAGGGTTTGACTTCTATACCCAGCAACAAGCCGCCAAGACTGCTGATATTAACGATAAGGAAGCGTTTGCACAAGAGTTGTTTAAGATTAAATTGCAGAATACTTTGAACACGACCAACCCAGATTATCAGACAGAAATAGTGAGCGATTCCAGTGGAGTTTTCTATCAGATTTCCATTAACAAGAACAACCCGAGCGACAGGATCGTGAAGAATTTGGGGGTGCAGGGAAAGACAACGGGGAGCAGTACAACTTCTTCTGCGAGCACTGCTGTTAATACTACCGATAAGTATATCCAAGACCCAAACAATCCTAATGCTTCAATGCTGAACCCGAATTATGGTAAAACTGCAAGCTCTATTGCTGCTGAAGAGAAAACTGTTACTGCTTTCAACAAGTCTTTAACGGACAAGAATTTATATAGTGATTTTGAAAGCAAAGAAGAGTTTATAAAGTATCTGCAAGTTAATTATCCAGGCATTGACTCTGGTGATATAGAGGCTGCGGTAAATAGTTATTACCAATAAAATGGCTATCAGACTTAATCTAAATTCTTACGGGAAGCAAACGACTCCTACCAGCACTTCTAAAAGCGGGAAGATTAGGTTGAATACAAAACTTTACGGAACTCCTACCAGTACAGTCTTACAAACTCCCGTGAATGAACCGACTGTTCAAGAGAAAACTAATACTATTTCAGATTGGTTAGGGATAAAACCTAATTACTTTGAAAATGCTGTCCAAACACAACAAAGTTTTCTTAGCAATCCATTAGGGACTATTGGCAGTGCTATTGGTGCCGCTGGACAATCTTTTAAAGATGTTTGGGATTTACAGGGTGAAAAGTATCAAGCGTATAAGACAGCTATTCAAACTCCTGGAACTTCTTTGGCAACTAAAGTTTCAACAGGATTAGGAGTTGTAACGGGAAGAGTAGCATTGCTTTTTTCTCCAATAAGTGCGGCCTTTGCGGCGGCGGAGAAACTTCCAGTTTTACAAGATGCGGCAACTCTTTTGAATATCCCTTTTAGTGTTACGGGAAAAGTTGGTGCGTTCGGGGCAGACCAATTTACCAATGTTCTACCGATAGACCAAACATCAAAGGATACTTTGCGTCCGGCCTTTGAAGAAGTGGGAAGTTTGGCAGGACAGATATTATTAGGAGGAAAGATGGTAGAGCTGATAAGCAAAGGAAAAAAGGTAGATACCAAGACAGTTAAAAAAGCCGTGGAAGAAGTGAAAAAAATTGAACCCCAAGCACAGGCTATTTTTGATAAGAAAGTGGCGGAAACAACAAAACTTTCTGCTCCAAAAGAACCTATTAGGCTTAATATAAACGAATATAAACCTGTTGCAGAACCCGTGAAGACCGTTTTATCAGACCCTCTTACTTTAGAAGCAAAGAAGTATGCGAGTGCGGAGGAGTTTGTGAACAAAAGTATAGAAAAACTTTTGGGCAGTTTTAAATCTTCTGCGGATAAATCATATATATTGGACGAATCTGTAATTCCTGATATTGCAAAAAATGTAAAATTTATTAGAAAAGAATTTCCAAATGTTAAAATTACATTTGATAAAAAGTATAAAGATGGTTCTGCCTATATTACGGCAACTTGGGATGATTTAGGTTATTATTCGGGAAGTGATCAAATATATCCAATAGCTATAAGATTAAGAATTTCTAATCACGGTGGGAGTTGGAAATATGCCGATCAAGAAAGAATTGAATTAAACCACGGTGATATTGTAAATAAAAAAGAAATTTTTGATTTATTAAGAAATCAAATACAGAAACATAATGATGAAATAGAGAAAGGTATTAATCTAACTTGGGGTAGAAAAAATTTGGCTGATAAAACTAAATTTCTCTCCAAATCCCAACTAACCGACATCTGGAATAAAGCCCAAGAAGTAAAACCAGTTTTACCAACCGAACCTCCTAAGACACCGGTAACTAAACCAGAACCCATAAAGACGGATAAACTCCAAAGCCAAGTCTATCAAAGACTAAAAAGAGAAAATCCCCAGTTAGAGGGTAATTTGGCATACAGCGAGGTTAAACTAAAAGAGGACGCTCAAAGAGCAGTTGATTTGATCGCTACCGACAAACAGAGAGCCTATGATATTGCTATGGGCAAAGAAAAGTCTGCGGAGATAACCCAGACATCGGCTAATATAGCAATGGCGGAGAAGGCTTTACAGGACGGGAATAATGCTTTATACGCCCGTCTTGTTAAAAACAGAAGTCTTGAACAAACTCGCAGAGGACAGGAACTTGTCGCAGAGAAGGGAAGCATTACCGATAACAGCACCTCAAGATATGTCAAAGAATTGGTTTCGGAAAGATTGGATAAGGTAGGCAAGGGATATTTAGAGGATTTAAAGACTTCCAAGAAGTCTGCCAAACAGAAAGCTGTTGATCGTGTTGACAAAGAGGTCGCTAAACTTGAAAATAATATAAAGAGTAAAAAACTTGATATGGATACGGCTCTTTCACTTCTTGAAAAGCTGACCTGCGTTGTATAAATATGCCAAAAATGTGCGTACCACCAGAGATAGCGAATAAGTTACGGGAGTCTTTGGAAAAAGGCGAGATTAACGCCGACCAGATAGCAAAAATGCTTCCCGAAGAAAAGATTGCTTTAAAGGCTATCTTAGAGGAAGTTGTTGCCGAAAAACTTGGCATAAAAGTTTCTTCCGAAGAAGTGGCACAGATAAGCAAGATTTCAAAGAAAATAGAAGAAGCCCAGACTAAACTCGGTGATGATTTGGGAAACCCTGCCAAGACACAAGAGAATGTGGATTTTTGGAAAGCCAAAAAGGAGATGGAAGATTACTTGATGAGTAAAAATCCTACTCCTATTTTAAGGATAGCCACAGGAACAACAGGAAGGGCGGCGATGTTATTCTCGGTAAAATCTCCCGTGTTAAATATAGGAAGTAATATTGAAGTAGGATTTACTGAAGCATTGTCCAGAAGATTGACCGAAGGGCAGTGGACTGGTGCTAACAACAAACTGGCTACGGACTATGTGAAAATGGTCAATAAGATATATCAAGAAACCGGTTACGATGTTTCCAGAATGATTGATGTGGCTGATACGGGTGCAAGCGGAGCAAGAGTGTTAGGAGAAGATGTTGTCCACGCTCAAGGTCCAGGTACTTTTAGAATGGTAGCAAGGACTGTTGCAGAGGATATAGTTTTCAAACAAATGATGGGTGCTCCGGATGTGGCATTTTCTTCGGCTCACTTTGCGGATAGCGTGAACTTAAATGCAGTTAAAATGGCTAAAGGAAGCAAAGTATCAGCCAGTGATATGATGACAGACGCTATGAGGCTTGAACCAAAGACCCCAGAAGGAGAGATGTTGCGTTCACAGGCTATTATGGACGCACAAGTTGCTACTTGGACGAACGAAAGCTGGGCTAACAGTGTTACTAACAATTTAAGGAAGGTCTTTAACAAGGCCAGTGGAGATTTACGATTGGGTGACAATTTGTTCCCTTTCGTAAAAACTCCTTCCAATGTGATAGCTACAGGATTGGATTATGCCGGTATGGGCATACCGAAAGCGATGTATAAGACTTATAAGGCAGTTAGGACCGGAGAGTTGGGGAACAAACAGGTTTTGCAGAGTATCACAAGGGACTTAGTAAGGGCCGGCCTTGGATTGACTGGGGCTGTTATGGTTGCAAGCCAGTTAAAGGACGAAGATTTTGTCGGGGCTTACGATCCGGCCAGATACCAGATAGAACAGTTAAGAAACTCAAACTATAACGCTGTAAGATTTGGCAATAAATGGATTTCAGTTGATTGGCTTGGACCGTTGGCTGTTCCCGTTACTTCAATGATGTATGCCAGAAAATACGGCAAGAAAGGCTGGGGAGAGAGGATATTTCAATACGGCAAGGGAACTGGAACGGCTGTTTTGAGCCTTCCGGTAATTTCGGATATTTACGATTATGTCAAGAATAATGCTTTCAAACAGAATCAAACTATAGAGGAAATGACAGGAGGAGCCGGAGATTATATGACCAATTTTGTGTATAGCCGTTTGGTTCCGAGTTTTATGTCAGATTTAGCTAAGGCTACTGATGAAAAAGAAAGAGTAACGGGGAAGGGATTGGAAAGTATCAAAGCTAAAGTTCCATTATTAAGACAGACTTTGCCGGAAAAGAAAAACATCTTTGGGGAAACTCTTACGGGAGAACCGTTCTGGAGTGATATTCTATTCGGGGCAAGGGTTAAAACGGACAAAGAAAACGAAGTGGTGTCCGAGATAAACAGGATTTCCGAATCTGTCGGCAAGGGGATAAACTTTACCGATTGGGATAAAAGCACTGGAAAGACATTGGCTCAATTCAAAGAAAAGAAAGGACAGAAGGTTTTTGATGAAGCCAAGACCTTGTATGGACAAAGATTAAAAGCCAGACTGGAAGAAGAAATGAAAAAACCGTCTTATAAGAAGTTGAACGATGACGAGAAGTTGAAAATTATCAATAACCTTGATTCGGAAGTAACGAACAAGATTTTTGTGAAGTATAATTTTAAATATAAGACAGTAAAATGATAGAGATTTTATTTACTTTGATTTGTTTCTTTGTCTACTCTGTTTTAACTGTCGAATATGATGAATCCAAACATAAAAAAATGTTCAAGAATTATAAAAATATGCCTAAATTTTAATGTATGGAACTTAATGAGGAACAATTTAAAAAACTTATAGTCGAAGTTAAAAGCACTGTTGATGATAGGTTTAAGGCTTTTAACGATGGTTTGAAATCGGCCAAAGAACACGATCAACCAGCTCCAAGGACCACAGAGTTTATTTTGAAAACAGAGAAAACGATGACTGGTTTTGCAGAAGATATCGGGACTATCAAAGATATTTTGAAAACCGTACCATCTAAGGTGGAAATGGAGTTGATGATAACCAATGCAATTTGCTTGTCTTTGAAGGAATGTGATAAAAAATATGCGTCCAAGACGACCGAGAATATAGTAAACGGGACAGTAGCTTTTATTCTCTTAGCTTTTCTGGGAACGGTGGTCGCCTTGGTCATTAAATAGAGTTCTTTGGAGGTGGTATAGTTGAAGCCATACCTATATTGCAGGAACCCTAAGAAGCACCCCAATTATGGGAAGCTTCTAAACTACTGCTCCGTCAGGAATGGCGGTAAACCTTGCCGAAATATGGGAGCGAGAGAAAGAAAATAATCTCTTGCTCCCTCTATTTCTTGTAATATCTATGCAAAATTGATATATATCTATGTAATATCTAAGCCTCGCCAGCTAGGTAGGTCCTTATAGGACTGGGTAAGACGAAAGTCGCTCACGGCATAATGAATTACAAAAATAGAAAATCTAAAAAACAAAAGATAAAAGAAAGGTTAGATAATTATTCCCGTTCTAGGAAATATAGAATTTATTTTTTAACTAAAAATAAAAAAGCCCTTTACCAGAATTTCTGATATAAGGGCGAAAACTTGACAAGTTATTGCTTCATAGTTTATGACGCAAAACCTTGACATCTATTACAATATTATGGCAATTTTCAAAATAGATACAGACGATTTTAAAAATTGGAAACCTGAACAGTTTAAAAATGAGTCTACTATACTTATCCAGATTGGAGAGTTTATGGCTCAAAAAACTTTTCCAATGCCGGTAAAAGAAGTTTTAACTATAGGACAGCTTTCTTCCTTGCTTACTTCTGAAGTTGGAAACGCTTCGGTCAGATATTCAGACGATACTTACCTTGTCCATAATTGGTCTGATTGGGTGGAGTTTTTCAAGTATTACAAATGGTCAGCAACTGGAAATGATTATCCTTGGACCTTGGAGCCTAATGCTTCTTACAGAGATTGTGATAAATTTGCTTTTCATATAGCTTCGCTCGCTTGCTGGATATTCAAGACTAATACTTTTATGAAGGCCAGCGGGATAATCACTTGGCCAGAAAAACAAAGCGGTAATCACGCTTATAATCTGATTGTGGCCAAAGACGATAAAGGCGCAAACAAGGTTTATCTTTACGATGGAATGTATAATTATTATCAGCAATTCGTTGGTAAGAAAGCCAACAGAGGTAATGTTACCTATAATAGTACATACGATATAATAACTATTTGACGGTCGATGTTAATAATTTGAACTAAAGGTGCCCAATTTTGGGCACGAATAAACACAATTATGGACATACTTAGCTTAGGCATAATCGGAGCAGGAACTTCTTGCATAATGGAAATGATACAAAATAAATTCGGCACAGGAAGTCTTTTGTCGAAGGTTATCATTGTAGTCCTTTCTTTGATCGTAGGAACATTTTATTATTTCGGATACCAGACTTCTTGGTGGACAGGTTTCGTAGGAGTATTGGTTTCCGCCTCGACAGTTTACGCTTTCTTTTTTAGCGGAAAGAAGTAGAATAATTGTACTGCCCCGTTCGTGTTGACTATCTTGGTTTAATTCCATTCCAAGAACACGGCGGGGCAGTTTTTTGTTGGAAAAGTTTGTCCACAGTTGCCACCTTGCAGGGTATTGACAGGGTATTTATCTTTTGTTAGGATAATAGTAGGAAGTGGAAAGGTTGACGACAGATTGGCTCAGGCTGAACTGCCCGACAACCCACCCTCCCCATTAATCAACGTAAAAAACTTAACTATAAAAACTATGATGACAAGAAAAGAAGCTTTAAAATATTTAATGGAAATAAAATATATCCAATTTCCACAAGGTGATGACATTTATTTATTAGATGAAAAAGAAAGAGGTAGGATAGAAGGGTATAACGAAGCAGTATCTCTAGTTAAAGAAATAATAATAAGAGAAGTAGGTAATAATTTATAAACTATGAGCAACAAACAAAACGACGAGTTAAACGAGATGATAGAAGAAAGCGGAGAAGTAAGCACTGAAGGTTTAAACGAAGCGACAAAAGCCTTCGATGACGATAAAAACAAAATAATTGAAGCATACGATATGGAGAAGTCAGACCTAACAGATAATGAATTGCTTTTCAGAGCCTTAAAGGAAGATTTGCAAAATGCTAAGTTGTGGCTCAATACCGCCGAGATCGCCAAGGCCATTTGCGAAACATTGGACTATGAAGAAGTCAAAACTTTAACGGTCGACCTGATGAGCGAAGTGGAAAACGTAAGAAGCATTAAATACGATATAATGTAATGCACGTAAAATCCAAACTACAACAGAAAATGGAAAAGCAAGAAAAGAAAGAAATCATAAAAGCCATATCCACCGTAGTATTAGTTATCTTCTTTGCAATAGTTTATTGGTGTATATGGTGGGCATTATCATTAATGGTACCGAGCTACTTCTAATGGAACACTTAATCAACAACAACAGCGAGATAGAATTTAACGAGGAAGAATTTAAAGATTGCATAAAATACCGTTGCGGAATGTGCGGAAGGTCGATAAATAATAACTGGAAACTTTACCAAGTCAAAGGAAACTATTGTCAGGATTGTTCCAACAAAGTTTCAAGGTTGGTAGATATAAAATTAAAACAAAGACAAAATGGAAAATCCAAAAGTCAGAATAAAACCGAATCAATATAAAAAGCTGGAAACCCTGTCCAAAAGTATGGGGTATCCGATAACAATAATCGTGCAGATGGCAGTGGACGTTTACCTGAAAAAGTTGGGGGAAATCCATAGCAGGAAAAATGAGAAATAGGCTTCCGAGGTCTTGACCACTGTTAAGCTTAGTGTAATAATGACAGTATAATACTTAAGTTTAATTTAAGTCTATGACTGACAATGGTATAAATCCTCGCTTCATTCCAATTTGGCAATATTGCAAGGAAAATAAAATATCAAAACAAAATGTTTATCGGTGGATAAGAGAGCAAAAAGTTGATGAAGATAATTTTATGAAAGTTAAGATAACGGTCGAAAGAATTTACATAGATAAAAATTATAAACACCAGTAAAAACTAACAAAAATGGAAAACGAAAAAAAAGAGGAAAAACCAAAAACAATATTCGAGTCTTTTCTGGCAGTCCAGAAAGAACTCCAAACAATAACCAAAGACAAAAAAGCTTTTAAAGGTTCGTATGCCACAATCGAGAATATTTGGGAGTCAATCCGAGAAATTGTTAACAGAAATGAATTTGTCGTGACGCACCAGTCAACAATCAGGGAAGGTCTTAAAGGATTGCTAACAACCGTTTTACATTCCAGCGGAAAAGTAGTTGATAGTTTTATCGAGTATTCCGATAACAAAGACCCGCAGGAAAAAGGCAAGGAAATCACTTACGCCAAGAGATATAATATCAACGCAATCTTTAATGTAATCGTAGCTGATGAAGATACGGACGCTTCCAAGCCTTTGGGGAAATATCGGAAGTGGACAGTTGACGGTTCACTCGCCGCTAAGAAACTTCTTAACGCCAAGAGTGCCGAAGACTCCCGAAGAATTTACGCTTCTTTATCGGCAGAAGAACGCAAGACTTCCGAGGTAATAAAAGCGGTAGAGTTCATTAAAGAGAATTTAACTTAATATGAAAATTATAAACTGTGAACAAGGCAGTCCCGAATGGTTAGAGGCTAAACTTGAGAAGATAAGCGGAACTCGTTTAGCTTCAGCCATAGGAAACCAACTTAAGCAGGAAGCATTGATTAACGAATTGATCGCAGAGAGGCTTACTGGAAACCGCAAAGAGATAACCCAAAGCAAAGCAATGGCACTGGGAATTGAAGCGGAAGAACACGCCATAGAGGAATACGAGCTTGAAACTGGCGTTATTACCGAAGCAGTCGGATTGTGTATCAATGACAAGTTCGATTGGCTGGTAAACTCTCCCGACAGGCTCATCAAAATTGATGGCAAGTATTCCAAAGCGGTAGAGGTAAAATGTCCGAACACCGACACCTTGGTAAAGTATATCCGAGCTAATGAGATACCGCCGAAGTATGACGCACAAGTTATGAGCTACTTTCTGGTCAATGATGACTTGCAGGAACTGGATTTTGTGGCTTACGACCCAAGAATACAGACCGAGCAATACCGGCTTTGGATTAAGAACATTAAGCGTGAAGAGTTGCCATTAGAAGAAACCAGAAAAGAAGTTATAAGGTTTTATGTAAAATGGCAGACGGCATTAAAAAATTTAAACTTAGAATTATAATGGAAAACAAAAAATTCACTAAAGGCATTTGGTTCAACCCAAGAAAAGAAAGACAGCCAGAGTTCATCATCGGACAGCTATCTATCCAGCACGAAACCTTCTTGGACTGGATTAACACGCAAAACTTTGATGAGAAAGGCTACATAAGACTGGATATTCTTATGAGCAAAGATAATAAACCTTACTTAGTGGTCAACGAATGGAAAAAGCAATGACAATCCGAGAGCTTATAGACAGCTACCAGAGCGAGATAAAGAACAAAGACATCACGCCGGACAGAGCGGCGGAGCTTTTAAACAAACTTGCTTCGATAATGGGGAACATCAATGACCGGATACTTGAAACCGACATAGCCTATAACTCAATTCTTAAAAAGGCATTGGAAGAAAACGAAAAAGCCAATCGTGCCGTGATCGTGGCAAAATGTTCTCCCGAATATAAAGAAATGATGGAAGCCAAGAACACCGAGAAAGAAGCAATTTATCTTATCCGAAGCCTTAACCGCTTTCTAAGAGTTAAGGAAGATGAGGCAAGGACTACAAGGTTTCAATAAGTCTTGACAGTTACGGCCAGTTTGTTAAAATAACAGTGGAATAAATATCTTGTGATTTCTAACCGAATACTACTCCCCATAGACAGCCTAGGTACTCACAAGTTCCTTTTCCACTGTTTATGGGGAGTTTTATTATAACCAAGTTTAATGGGCAGACTATGGCAAATAGAAGAATGTTTAGTAAGGCGATAGTAAGAACTGATGCATTTTTAGAAATGCCTCTTAGCTCCCAATGTTTATATTTTCATTTAGGAATAGAAGCGGACGATGACGGTTTCGTAACCCCTAAGATGATAATGAGAACCCTCGGAAGCAACGAAGATGACCTCAAGGTCTTGATAGCTAAAAAGTTTGTGATGCCTTTTGAAAGCGGAGTGATAGTGATACGACATTGGAAAGAAAATAATCTTATAAGGATAGATAGATACAAACCAACTCAATACCAAGAAGAATTGAAAGAAGCGTTGCAGGATAAGGTTTATATTGGTGTACCAATGGTTAACCAAAGGTCAACCCAGGATAGTATAGGTAAGGATAGTAAAGTAGAGGAAAGGGGTTTTTCTTTAAAACCTTTTTATAAAGGAACGAACGAGCGTTTAACGGAAAGTCCGGCTGGTTCTAAAAAATATTTCATTGTTAGAGGAAAACAATGGTTAGAATTTGCTGGCCAGCCCGAAGACATAGAGTGGCGATAATCAATCTAAAAGAAACTAATATAACTATGAAAATAGACGAAGCATATCCCGAAGCATATAGGTTAGCCAGACGCTTCCACGAACTTTATGAGCAATCTGCACCGCTATTTGGGTATGAAACCAAAGATGAAACTAAAGTTTTTGATCCCGAAAGTCCGAATGGCCGTTTAATGGCGTGGGTATGTTATGAGATAGTGAAGGAAGAAAAGGAAAAGATGGCCGATAAAATAAGAAAATCCAAAGTGTGGGAACTTGTCCCGAATACTCCAAGAAAAATAATGATAGGCGATAAGGAGTTGAATAATTTGTTAGAAGATTTAATTAACTAACCAAGTATTAAAAATAATAGGGTAAAATATGGAGAAAGAACAAATATTAGAAAACTCTCTTTTAAGAGAAAAAGAAATTAGAGAAATGGATTCAAGGGAATTGTTGCATAGATATGATAATGTTTGTGGTTATAGATGTTTAGCTAATTGGAGAGGTTATTATGAAGAATTACCAAAAATTGAAAAAGAAAGATGGGAATATGAAAGTGAATTATTAAAAAGATTAAGTGAAAGACCAAATGATATTCAATCAGTTTCGTAAACTCTTCAATCCCAACTCCCCTACCGACATTCCCACCTACATCTTTGAAGGAACCAAAGAAGAACTAAGACGCTTAAAAGAAGAGAAGAAATTAGCATTCGGCGTTAACATCTTTATTATTGACCCTAAGTGTATTGTAAGATGAGGCTGTGGACAAGTGGATAGTCTTGACCCCTTGACATACCCTGCTGGGGTGCTAGAATAAGAGTATAAGAATAAGAGAAATTAAAACTATGAAATATTTTATAAAACAAAGACAAGTCGGGAGAACAGACGCTTTGATAGAATTAAAAAAATTAGGTAACGATCTTGAGACATTAAAAAGCGGAGAGTGGCACGCTGTAAAAGCGGGAAGATACGAAATAAGTGGAGTAGGGTTTGAGAAAGAAAAAAACGATATTTTAATTAACGATATAAATTTTTAAAACTATGTACACAGTTAAAAAAGCAAAATATTATCCAAACAGTTTAAACATTGATGAATGGATACCCGAAGCGGAATTTGAAACAGAAAAAGAAGCGGTTGATTATGCAAAAAATAAAGTAAACGGTGGCGGTTTTGTTGACACCGAACCAAACGGAGAGATAGCGGCTGGATTTATCGGAGAATGTAATGCAGATCGTTGGAGTTATATGATAGAAAAAGTTTAATTTTATGCAATCCACTATCCGAAAAACTTGGGGGCTTGAATGGGAAGTAATATCCGGCGATCCCGAAAACCTTATCTGGAAGTGCTGGATACGCAATCCCTTCTATGACAAAGAAAAAGCCAAGTGGAGGGTAGGACTTAACAAGAAGTTCTTAATGGAAGCGATAGGCTCTGGGGTGCGAAAGATTATCGTGGTAGTAGGACAAGCGGAGATACCGATGTACTGCCCTACTTACAAAGACCTTGAGAAGAAAGATAAGCATAAGAAAGAGTACACCGATATTCCGAGTATGTTCGAGGGTAGCAAACCGATAAGACTTTATTATTTTTATATATAATTAGTAAAAAACAAAAAAATGGACACACTACACAATTACAGGCACGGCGATCTGGCCTTAAAGGGAGTAAACAACCTCCCCGAAGGTCTTAAAGCCTCAAAGTCAAAAGTAATAATGCAGGGAAGCGGAGGCCACGACCACAGTTTCAACAACGGCACGCTGTACTTAAAAAAGGAAAATGATTTTGTCATCGGATACTTAGAGGCCAAAGACACAAAACTTTTCCATATCGAACACGGGAAAAAGGTCGGAGGAAAAACTTTGAAAGAGGCAAAAATCAAAGACGGTTATTACCAACTTTTAAAACAGAACGAGGCTCGCAATGGAGAGCTAAGACCTGTAATTGACTAAATATGGCAAAAATTTTTAAAGGAAACTTAACAATAAGAACAGAAGAGGACGCTAAAAAATTGGAAGGTTATGACAGAATTAGCGGATACCTTTACATCAACTCCCAAGCCAAGCTGGACGCTCTCAAGTCAGTAGGCGGAGACCTTTACATCAACTCCCAAGCCAAGCTGGACGCTCTCAAGTCAGTAGGCGGAGACCTTTCCATCTACTCCCAAGCCAAGCTGGACGCTCCGAACCTCAAGTCAGTAGGCGGAGACCTTTCCATCTACTCCCAAGCCAAGCTGGACGCTCCGAACCTCAAGTCAGTAGGCGGAGACCTTTACATCAACTCCCAAGCCAAGCTGGACGCTCTCAAGTCAGT